ACGTATCTAAAGGTGTTATTGAATCTATCATACATGTACTTGTAACCCGAATCAAATACTGCGTAAGATGAAGATGATAGTGGGTTAAAGAACTCGATGATATTATCAGTTTGAGTATCTGTATTTGTGATGTTAATTACGTCAGCTCTGTGTGGAGAAATGACTGCCATGCAATCCTTTCTATCTCCAGCAACTGAAATCAGGTAATTTGCCTTTGCTTGCGATTCAAATTTGTTACCCAAACCAGGGCCCATTACAAGATAATCGACTTGAACCTCATCTTTGTTTGAGAAAAGTCCATATCCTGTAACGAGATTTCCAAGAGTTGCAGTCATTCCACCGTTTGCACTATAATCGACACCTCCACCTAATGTGTAGGTAACATTTCCAATAGCACTGTAAACTGTGTTTTGTGCTGCAATGTTCCACTGTCCTGCTGATTCGGTGTAAGCAGTGAAATTAGTTGAGAATCCAGTTGCTCTGGGAACAGTATTATTATAAGTATCTGCACCAACTGAAGGATTATCTCCAACATAAACATAAGAAGAGAATTGAGCAACGTATTCTTTCCAGAAATTTTTCTGTGGAGAATTTACTGCTGAGATTGAATCGCTGGCTTTTGAAAGTCCAAGGTGCTTTTCGAGTAAATTACCTTGAATACCAGTTACAGTGCCGCGATCATCTATGATTGCAATGTGAACTTCATCGTTTCTTCCTTGTCTTTCAGAAACATAACCACTTGTACCTGGTTTTGGTGCAATTGATTTCCAGTAAACTGTGGAATTGGTTAACCCGAGTTGTTGTTGATCGTACCAGTCAACTGCTGTTACTACACTGGCAGTTCCAGCAAGGTTTGATGCGTTTGTGATGAAACTAACTGTATCTGCAACCGAGAAAGACGAATTGCTATCTCCTTGCTTGTAATCAATTGCAGTTACAGAACCAGCAGCAGAAACCCTAGAAACAATCTTAACATCGACTGTGCTGTTTGAGTTTGTTGCGTCTGTTGTAACTCCAGTAATGATACCTTTCAAGTATCCAGTAAATGAAGCGGTTCCACCGTTTCCTGGAATCGTAACACCAGACAAGGTAAGAGTTACGCCATAACCAACAACTGCACCAGCAGTTCCTGGATTGGTTGTGGTGATACCAATGATTTGATCTGCCTTGTTGTCAATTAAGCAAACTTTTAAGTTGTTTGCCCAAGAACCTGGATTCTTTGCTGCAAAGACATAATCTGCAATATCATCAGCATAATTTTGAGTATAATCGTCAAAGTTTTTAATTTTAAGACTTGTGGTATATGCAAATCCAACGCCAGCATTTGCGTTATTCAGAGTTGTACCATCAACTCGAACAACCTTCATTACACCACCATAACTGAGGAAGGATGAAGCAGTCATCCAATACTCATACTGTCCATCGGTGGATAATGGCTTACCGAATACGTTAATTAATTCGTTTTCCGTAGTGATATCAATTGGATCATTAACTGGGCCAATTGCAAAAGGTGCAGCAATTGCTCCAATGTTATCTAATACATTATCAGCTCTCCCTACAGTTAAATCAACCTCTCTGGTAAGAACACCTGGAGATAATTGAGGAGTCGCCATGTTTTTCTCCTGATACTTTCAGTTTATCTAAAAAATATTTATTAAAAAGATACTTTTCATTGGGGAAACGACGCATGAACAAATTACCAGTCAGGATATGCCCACGTATTGTTGTCGCCTTTATTTTTTCTATTTTGAATAATTCTTTCTTTTGTGCATTCTTTGCATTCATATGAATAAGAAGAAGCAGACACACCTCTTCGTATTCTATAAAAATCCTCTAACAGAACTTTATCAACTCCACAACTTCTACAACGTCTTTCAATAAAAAATAAATGTCCAAGTTTAATTTGGCCATCTATATCCATTACATGTACTCCCACATGTATGCTCGATCGCCATATTCATCAAGATGCCAACGATCACCATCCACATCTACAAAGCTTGATTCTTCAGATCCATCCACAATAAATCCAAAAGGTGACATATCTTGTTCGATTTGATTCTTCTGTTCTTCATATAATCTTTTTCTTACATCTTGATCGGTAAGTTCCTTAAAGTAATCTTGTGCAACTAACCATGCATAAATGACAAGACACATTGCTAAGTCATCATTACAACCCTCTTCAGCCTCAAAGGAGTTATTTTTCTGAATGAATGTTGTAAGTTCACTCATAATATCATAATCATTAAAGTATAACTTATCCTCTTCAATCATTGTCTTGAGATTCAAGCAACCAACCTTCTTAACTGCCTTGGACATCTTTACTCCAAGTTGAGTTTTCTTTCCAGAAAATCCTTGTCCAACGATTTGTCCAGCACGTCCACGCATTGAGCACATGAGTAAGTTATTGTATTCAAGATCATAATGAATAATTGATGCTACTTGATCTCCAACATCATTGACTTCACAAAGAATAAAAGCACCATTATAATTTTTTGCAACATCTACAATGATGCTTGGAAAAAGCATTGGTTTAATTTCGTTGTTTCGATACTTTGCAACTACTTTATGTGGAAACTGAGTAATATCAACCACAGTAAATGCTGAGTAATCGTTTCCAACCCCTCTGGCTACGTCTACAGTGATAAGATAGTCGTGTTCCTCTATAGGATCAACATATACGTCTAAACCCGCGCTACGTGCCTTAGGATGATCGTATACGAGGTTCCTCAACTTAGATGCTGCAATCAATGTATCAACAGATCCTAAGAATTCACATTCAAACTCGACTTTAAATTGCTGCTCAGAAGTGTTTGCAATTGTTTGTTTTTTCCATTCATCATCTCTTCCAGGAACTTCACTCCAATGAACATCCGTAAATACATATTCATTTTTACCACGCTCCGCATCGTGCCACATGCGGTAAAAGTGATTCATACCATGTGGCGTAGAAACAATAATAACTTTGGTTGATTTACCAGAAGTAATTGTAGGATAAACCGATGCAAAGAATGAATCTGCAATATGATTTGGAACGAACGCAAATTCATCCAAGAACAGAATGTTGAATGACATTCCTCGAACGGCTGATGCTGATGTAGATGCTGCAAGAATCTTTGAACCATTCTCAAGTTCAAGAGATCCTCGGTTCCAAATTAATACCCCTTGCTGCATCCACTTGGGAAGATTTTCATAAGCAGTTTGAAGACGATCTAAAAGTTCTCTTGCAGTTGCTGCTTTGTTAGCAAGAATGCCAATATTTACGTTATCATTAAAGATTGCATAATGAAGCAAAAACGATACGACAGTAGTGGATTTACCAGTCTGTCGAGGCATCTTACAGATATTAAATCTGTGTTTATGAAAATTATTAACTAATTTTTCTTGAAATGGATAAAGCTCAAATGGTTGCAAACCTTTATCAAGGGTTACAATTTTAATATAATTTTTTGCAAAATATACGGGATCTTCTTTACACTTTACAAATTCAACAATTTGTTCTTGTGTAAACTCAATCGGGGTGTTAGCCTTCTTGAGTAGTGGATTTCCCAAATAAACATCATTTGCCATAATAAATTATTTTTATATCAACAGTTCCAAGCTCTAAGTGATTTATTAATTCTACTATTTGGATCGTTAGCAGTTTTTGCTGAAGTCAGTTTCTTTTTCATTCCAGACATCCGAGCACAAAAACTCTTTCTACGTGGATTACCAACTTTCTTTGAAGGTGCCTTCAGATCACTTCCAGGATTTTCACGCTCATAAGACTTGCGTCCTTTCTCATTCAAACCACCGCTTTTGTTCTTACCTTCTTTACGTTGCCATGCAGCAACTTCTTCAATATTTTCTTCGTCAATAGTTCCATTATTTAAAAGATAATTTTTAGATCTTTTTGGATCATATACCTGAATCAAAGGTTGTCCTGGCTCAAGTCCAGCAATGTTGTATTGGAGAACCATTGCTCCAGGATATACCTTTTGAATCTGATCAGTAACATCTCTTCTTGATGGCATATTCAGTTGAGGGAAGAACATCTTATTCATATAAGTCTTCCCCCTCCACGAAAATACCACTGAGATGATATTTCCGTTAGTTGCAGGAAGTCTTACTGCTTCTTCAATCCCAACTTCTTCATTTGCTGGGACACAGTTAGGAACCATTTTCTTTCCTTTCTTTTTCATTCCAACTTGCTTATAACCAGTCCAACATGCTTCTTCCATTTCACCACTGTTGACATAATCTGCAGCAGTATCAATATAATCTGCAGCTTTGGTAATTTTTGACTGAACCCATGCTTCTAAATTTCCTTCACCTTTACCAACCTTCATTTCAAGTCTTTTTAGCGCATCATGAATAGTCTGCAATTCAGATCTGGCCATTGAATACTCTTCATCTCTTACAGAAAATTTATCCCATGCTTTTTCGCCGTAAGAACATTCAGATCTTGCCTCTCTTTTATCGCACAAAGGACAATATCTTTTTTCTTCCATTGCCTCCGATTTTGTTCCCCAATTAGCAGCACCTTTTTTACGGCATTTTACGAGAGCACCTGAGGCATATGCACTTGGCCAAACATCATATCTTGCTTTTACTTTATGATAACAGGCATCTTTTTTACCACTACTTTTTCCTTTTTTATCAGTTTCTTCGTTCATTTTTTTTCTTGGGGAATCTGTGGAAACATATGTTGGTTTTGCAGCACCTGTTTTTTGTTGTTGTCCAGGATCTGCTGCCTTTTTTCTTCTTGCAGCAGAACGTCTTTCTGCTGGAGTCATACTTGCTCTTTTTGATGAAGAAACACATTTTGGAGTTCCTTCTCCAGGTTCATCACTTGCACAAGTTCCACCAGTTACAACATTTACCCAACCTGGTTTACCTTCTTTAGAGCGAGAACCTTTAAACCACTGATGTAGATTGCCTTCTTTAACATCTTTGAATTTTTTATGATGTTTTTTGGCATCTGCTTCCATTTTTTTCAAACGAGTATAATAATTTGGAATTTCATCTAAATGTTGAAGAGCAATATCTCTGGCAAGATCATGATCTTTAGTGTGTTCATGCTCGATTGGTTCTCCCATATCCAGTTGCTTTTGAATGAAAGAAGCATCAAGGCGATGCTTTTTTGCAATCTGCTCAACTGTTTTATGAGATTTAAGTTTATTCATTATAAATCACACTTTTTTATATTTATAAATCTGCATCAAAGAAAAACATTTGCCAGAGCCTGCTATTTTCTTTTACTGTTCCAAAATATTGAGATGCACTATGAATTGCACTAGCATCAAAGATCACCAAACGATTATAAACATTACCAAGAACATCTACTGGTTCAAAATGTGTTCCATCTAAATGTGGATCTCCTGGAATGTTTGTCCAAGCAGCATCCCATCCTTCATCATAATATGTTCTTGCTCTTGTCTGTTTATGTGCATATAAAGTTGTTCCACACTGATAAGGAGCATCAGGAGTCAAATATAACATCCCACCCCACTTCTGACTATCGCAATGATAGACAAGTGGTTCTCCAGCCCAAGCAATTTGGAACCTACCATTCATTTCGTGACTTTCCCAAGCAGTAATTTTTCTTCCCATAATTTCCTCAAATCTTTCTTTGAGATCTGGAAATAAAAATTGCTGTTCTGTTCGTCTTCCAATAAATCCTCTTCCAAATCCACCCTCCACATACTCTTGTTCTAAAGCAAATTCACGAACTGTATCTGGATCTTCGTAAAAATTATCCACAATCCAAGATGTTGATTTTGAATTTGCACTTAACTTAAAAAAATTCAATTGTTCCTTCAAGGGTGTTAACATATATTCTTTTGCGTGTTGTGTACCTTCAATCACTGACTTCATTTTACTAATAATATTCGCATCAATTAAATCTGGATGAACCCACCAATCTTCAAAATTTGATTTGCCATCGGGAGAAATATCATTTGCAATCAGTTCATAACCTTTACTTTTTAAAAACTCTCTTGATTTTTCACGATAAGATCTGGTTACATCCACATAATAATCATGTTCATAAGTAATCACAGCAAATTTATAAGAATCAAAAGGAATTCTCAACATACATTCATAAGTATGTCGTGCTGGTTCAATATCTAACTGAAGATAATCAATTACATTTCCTTCAAAATTTTCTTTTAGAAGTTTTTCATAATTTAATGAAAGTGCATCAACATGAAGTAACTTTGCACTTCTGTTATTTCTATAATTTTCAATGAACTTTTGATCATATTCCAGAGAAACTCCAGTCCAACCAAAAGATTTTTCAAGTAATGCAGTATTATTCCCTTTATAAGGATCTGCTCCACCTATTTCCAAAAAAGTTCCATTTTTCTTTCCATTCAACATAGAAAGGACAAACATATCCTGGTAAACTTGGGAATAATTTCTTTCAATATTTTCTGATTTTTGAAATTTAAATCTTAATTTCGAGTGATCATTTTTAGTATATGTATGAAATGCTTGAGATTCTGGGCCTGATCCTAAACGAGTGATATTGTCTTCTACTGAATTTTTATGTCGATCATCCATTTCATCCCAATAATTATCAACAAGATAATGAAATAATTTACGACATTCCATTCCTTTTCCCCACCACCAAGCAGCAACTGCTTTTTGAAAAATTAATAAGTATTTTCCATAAAATTCTGGAATATCAATTGAATCAAAACTTTCATCACATTTTTCCAATCCTAAATTTGCATAGATATAGCAATTTTGCCAATCTCCTTTTCTTTCGTATAAAAGTGACAGAAAATAATATGCTTCCAATCTTTGTGGTAGAAGCATTAAAGCATTTTCTAATAAAATCTTTTCAGTTCCATCTCTAGAACCTTGATTTTTATAGCAAAATGATGCTCTAATCAATGACTGATATGCAAGATTGTCGTCTTTAGATCTTTCCGCTGCTCTTAAGTAATATGTGTGTGCAGGTGCAGTATGTCCCTGATTCTCATACCATCGTGCAAGACAATAATTTTTTTGTGGATTTTCTGTATCTAAAGAAAAATCAGTTAATACGTCCATTAATAAAATCCTCTACCACAGATTGTGAAATTTTTAAAATATATCCAGTATTATCTTGTGCCCCAAAAGTAATTAAGAAATTATCTTGATATTTTGCTATACCGCAACAAAACTCAATTTTCATATTTAAAAATGAAAATAATGGAGATACTTTTTTAATTTTAAATTCTTGATCCCAAACAATAAACCGATGCCTATATGTTGCATCTTTTTTTCCTTGTTCTGAAGAATATAAATCAGTCTCATGTACTAAAGTTAAATACCCACCTTCATAACAAATGACTTGAGATCCCCCTCTCATATCATTATATGTTGGAATATGCTTTGATGTTTCATAAGTGATTGTTTCTTTACCATCAGGATCAAATTTCATGAGGCATGTGGGATTTGTCCACTTTAAAAGGTGAAATGGTTTATCTTCAATTGGAGTGCAATTTTTCATACAATATTCTTTATCCGGCAAAGGCCCTGGAATTCTATATCTAGAAATTTCCCTCACCTCTGCACCATCAAATTGAAGTTCCGTCAATTCCATTCTGCCAGTACCAATAGTATCTAAATCTCTTCTAACTCCGATTCCATATATTTTATTATTCCATTGAATAAGACGAACATCTTCCAACCCCACAAATTCCCACTGTGGAGTATAAGTATCAAATTTTGAAGTATCTATTTTAGAATAGTGAATAATATCTAAATCAGTATTAAGTTCAGCAATATAATTTACTGTTCTCAAATGTATATCATTTTCTGGATGAATATAGGACAATGGGCCCCACATGTGTTCAAATCGATTTAATTCTGCGTGATATAGTGTATAATTTACGTTTCTAAGATTGACTAAAATTTTATTCTCAGTAACTAAAACTGAAGGATTTGTGATTGATGGTCCAGAAAGATCCTTTGGAGATATGAGTAGTGGTTTTATAGTTCCACCATAATTTAAACAAATTTTTACAAAATTCATAACAAAATTAATAAATTTTTAAATATTATTCCGGTTTCTGATATTTTTGTTTTACTGCATTAATTGATTCAATCCATTTTCCATTCTCCAAGTTTCCCGCTTTAACATCATCATAAAGCATTGCCAGTTGTTCTTCTACAGATGGATATTCCAAATATCTTTGCTTTTTATAATTAATGGCGTTGTACCTTTTAATCATATCTTCAAGTTTTTCCTCAATATCCTCCTTAGTGGGCTTTGTTCCCTCATACCACTGAAGAGTTGAGTAATCATTGTCTGAGATTGAAAATGGTTTTCCAGGACGCAATTCCATAATTGCATCAGCATACTCTGGATATTTTGGAAAAGTATCTCTAAATCTTAAAGTTGTCATTGTTTTTTACGTTGAAATTTCAAATAAGTATCCGTTGCTAACAGTATTTTCTTGATTGTCACCACCGGAAGATGCAACAGTTCTATTTAGGTAAAACCAATAATCAGATCCTCCCGATCTTTTAGTAGCTGGAGTATAAGTGATTGTTGAAGTAGTTCCCGCAACTTGTTGGTACATTAATTTGTAATTTGACGGGGTGCTGTCATTATTATTATCATACCAACCAGAAATAATTCCAGACCACTCAACATTTCCACTCTCATTATTATATCCCTCCTCACCAGCAGTTGTAATTAATGATCCGTTTCGAAACACTCTAAAATTAGTATTCCAATGAGCTTCTCCATTTATGTTCCAACAGCAAATAATAATATTTGTTGATTTTTTGGGAGTAATTGTTAGCGAAAGACCCTCAATCATTGTTCCATTACCAGTCCCACCATAAATCAATTGCCCCTGTGCGTAACTTGTTACAGCAAAATCAACAACATGTCCTCCAGTATTGAAAACAGTTTGTTTTCCTGCAAGATTTTTTACACTATTAACTTCAATAAAATTCGTCATGATTCTCCTCCTTGACTGGTAAGTTCAAAAGCAACGCCAGTACTTACGCAAGTTTCATAACCATCTGCTCCGGCTGAACCGGCAGTTCGATTTAAATAAATTGTACCCGTACTCAAGGAGTAATGAAAACACACATCTAAATCAACATTTCCAACAATTCCAGATCTACCAATCCATTGAAGCATAACATTTGATAGAGTTGAGTTAAAATCATTATCGTAGTTTACAGCAGCCATACCTTTATAATAATTGTTAGTAGGAGGTGCATTGCTTCTACTAATTCCAAGTGAATTGTCAATTACACTTAAATTTCTTAATACACTAAATGTGAGATCGTGAGCAGATTCTACAGATATTTGCCATTGTGCGATAATAATATTGTTTGGGTGAGATGCATTAATCGTCAATCTAAGTCCGGGAATTCGATTTGTATTGTTAATAACAGAGTAGTTTCCTCCAACAAAAGTGTCTTTAGCATCATATCTAACATATGCTGTTGAAATAATAGATCCACGATTAGGAACTAATATAACTGAAGGATCTGATAAATCCCTAATTTCTGAGCAAATTACAGAACTCATACTGTTACCTCATAAATGACTCCAAAACTTACACCAGTTTCATAATCATTTGCTCCTGTTGAACCATAGCATCGGTTTAAATAAAAAGTATGATTGGTGGCGGTGCTGCTTTTTACTGCTGGAGCCCATGTGGTAATTCCGACTGTTCCTGCAATTTGACTATATTGAATAGAATAATGATGTGCAGTAGAATCATTATTATCAACAGTATCATACACTGTGGGAGTGAATCCAGACCATCTTACATTTCCAGAAACATTATTATATCCCTCCTCACCAGCAGTTGTAATTAATGATCCGTCTCTATGAATTAAAAGACAATTATTATAACTTGCTTCTCCCATAATATGCCATTGACAAATAATACGATTTGTACTGCTTCTAGGAGTCAGTGTTAAATTTAACTGAGTAATTGTAGTTCCAGTTCCAACATTATTAGCAGCAACTGTAGTTCTAGAATTTGAGCGAACTCTAGCAACCTGCACAACATTACCCGAAGCTTTTAATATAGGAGCATTTGTAGTAGAACTATAAACAGTATCAACTATTAGATTACTCATTGCTATCTCAATTTTTTATTATTTATATCTTAGTTATATAATCACCCATCTTGCCCCCGACTGCACGGTTACAGTGGCTCCAGTGGATATTGTAATTGGCCCAATACTCATTTCATTAAATGATGTTCCAATTGTATAATTGCTTGAAATTGTAGAAGAATTTTTATAAAAAGGAACAGATGAAACAGTTATTGGATTTGAAAATGTATTGGTTCCAGAAAATGTATTGTTTCCAGAGAACGTTTGTGCCTGATCAATAAATGCAAAAGTTCTATTTTCATCAACATTAGGTATAGTAAGAGTTCTTGCTGTGTTTGTTGTGTATGTGAGTGTTGCTTTGTTTATTTGAGTTCCTAATGCCAAACTTCCAACTACTTCTAATTTTTGTGTTGGGTTGTTGGTTCCAATTCCAACTCTTTGATTTGCAATATTTGGAAATATTACGGAGTTGGAAACCAAATTTGCAGTATCTCTGGGTTTTCCCATTTTTCTTTTTTTAAATATTTAGAAATTAAATTTTGATTTTAAAAACTGAATTTCTTTTTCGTGGGTTTTAATTGCATCAATTAAAAATGCAATTAATGGAATATAACTCACCGACTTATAATGATTATCTTTTTTTACAAGTTCAGGAAGAATATTTTCAATTTCTTGTGCAATTACACCATAACTTATTTTTCCAGTATCTTTCCATTTAAATCTAACAGGATCTATTTGATTTAAAATTTCGATAGAATTATATAAAGATTCAATATTTTCTTTTAATTGTTTATCCGAAGTTGAGTTAAAATCAACTGCTGTTAATTCTCCAGTGGATGGATTGTAAGTCAACTTAGTTGATGATACATTAAGTGTAGTAACACTTCCTGAAGTTGCAGAGGTAAATGTTGGATATCTTGTTGCATTCGTTGCAGTATCATCGCTAACACTGAGACTTGTTCCTTGAGGTCCTATAGGACCTTGAACACCTTGTGGGCCAAATTGCCCTTGAACACCTTGAACTCCTTGAGTTCCTTGGGCACCAAAAACACCACCATTAAACGAAACTAAATCAATTAAATCATCAGCAGTAGCTCCAGTTGCAAGAACTACCGAAGTTCCATTTGTTGCTGTATATTCTGAAGAAGTTAATCTAACACCATTTAGATATACTTCTATAAATGGAACCGTATATGTGACGGAGAATGTTGTTTGCCCTTCTGTTGCAGTATATGTTGTAACTGATCGATCGTAATTTGCACCAGATGTTCCTTGAGTGCCTGCTCCTGTGGTTCCTTGAGTTCCTTGAGTACCTGTAGTTCCTTGAGTACCTGTAGTTCCTTGAGTGCCTGCTCCGGTGGTTCCTTGTGCTCCTTCAGATCCTTGAGTGCCTGTAGTGCCTTGAGTACCTGTAGTTCCTTGAGTGCCTGCTCCGGTGGTTCCTTGTGCTCCTTCAGATCCTTGAGTTCCTGTAGTTCCTTGAGTAC